TTGCACCTGACCGGTGAAGACCCCGAAGCACCGGAAAACTGGATGCCCTATTGCGATGTAGCGGCGGATGTAATGAACACCCGGCTGGCACACTGCACCGAGGAGCAGAAGGAACCGTATGCCGGGGCGATCGGCCTGGCGGCTGCGGCACTGGCTGCCCTGTATTACGAGCAGGCTGCAGCGGTGTTTCGACCGGAGAAGATGACCGCCGGTGACCTGCGGCTGGAATACGGCGGACAGAAGGCGGCGGATTTTTACCGCAGCTGTATGGAGGCGCTGGCCCCGCTGACCGGCGGCAGCGACGGCTTTTGCCGGGTGGAAATATGAACCCCATTGTGTGGCAGCGCAGTATGCGCACCGAGACCGATGGCAAAGCCGGGCGCATTCGGGGCGTTCTGGCCCCGGTAAAGGCAGATTCTTCTTTATACCGCCGCTGGGCCGGCAGCACCGTGGGGGAAAAACGCCCGGTGCTGGTGCGCTTTTTTGGCCGTGCCGATGGACTGGAAGACGGTGTGAGCCGGGTGTTCTGCCGGGGGAAAAGCTACCTTGTGCTGGAAAGCCGACCGGTGACGGTGACCGGAAAAGCGGTGATGACCGATGCCGTTCTGCGGGAAGAGTAAGCCGCTGCGCCCGGTGGGAGAATACACACAATATGTAGACGGACGGCTGTGCCGGTGTGTGCGGTTTTGCATGCACCCGGCGCAGGTGCCTGCCCTGCTGCGGTGGATGGAACAGCAGCAAGAGCCGGTGCTTGGGCTGTACCGCAGTGCCGCCGGAACGGTGTCGGTGTATCTTGGCATGAACAGGGAGGAAACAGATGGATAAATGGACAGAACTGGAGGCACTTTCCCGGGAACTGCAGCGGGACAGCCGCCGCTACCCGGAACAGAAAGAAGGTGCCGCCGGATGAAATTCCGTGACTTTGTATTTCCGGCAGAACCGGAAAAGCTGGAAATTGTGTTTCGCCGCAAGGTGCTGCAGGCGGCACAGCCCGGCGGAAAAGCAGAAGATGCCGGTCCTTTGTGCCGTGTGGTGAACGGCAGTGGGCATTTTATGGGCAAAGATGCCGCCGCACAGTGGGAGGCTCTGCGCAATGCAGTGGAAAAGGACGGCGCCGGTGTTTTGTGCCTGCCGGGAGAGCGGCCTTTTTTGGCCGTGGCCGAAACGCTGGAGCAAACCGGCTGCGCCCACCCAAATGCGGTGGGGTACACCTTTACATTTGTGGAACTGCAGCCCCGGGAAGAACTGTCGGTGCCGGAATTTGTATTTGCGCAGGAAGGCGAGACTTTGTGGGATATTGCGTTCCGATACGGCAGGCAGATCGACAGTATGGTGCAGGCAAACCGCCATGTGCCGAAGATACGCAGTCTGCAGGCCGGTGAGAAAATTTATGTGGCCCGGGCAAAGGAGGCAAGCGGATGAAACAGAAGGTGATCTGCCGCGGGTATGCGGCGGATGGCAGCCGGGTGTGCAGTTTTGTGCCGGTGGATTTTCGGCTGCAGCGCGATGAAGAAGCCCCGGCAGACGGAATGACGGTGACTTTGGCGGAGACCGGATTGCCGGCTCTGCACCGGGTGGAATTACTGGCCGATGGTGTTTGCCTGTTTGATGGCCTGACCGACGAACAGCACGAGCGCTGGACTGCCGGCCGGCGGGAAACGGAACTGGTGTGCCGCAGCTTTGAAGCGCTGCTGCTGGATAACAAGGCTGTACCGGGAGCGGTGCGCTGTCCTTCCCGCACGGTGATGGAGCATTGGCAGCTGCGCCCCCTGGGCCTGCGTGCGTTGGGCGGCAGCGGCAGGGTATTTCCCGGTGAATATACCGCCGTTTTTGGTGAGAGTGTGTACACTGTGCTGCTTGGCTTTGCCCGGCTGTACCTGGGGCAGGATGCACTGTGGATGCCCGACGAAACAACGGTGTGCTTTTCGCCCCGGGAAGCCAGACGATGCACCCTGCCCGCACCGGTGGAGGTGGTGTTCAGCCGCCAGCCGGCAGAGCGCATCAGCGAGGTGATGGTACAGGATACCCGCAGCGGCGGGTACGGTACGGTGGTGGAAAACCGCCCGGCCAAAACAGATGGCGTGGTTCGCCGTCGGTTTTTGCGTTCGGCTGTTGGCGATGCCGCCGCGTTGATCGCTGCCGGAGAGAAAGCGGCGTTTGTCTGGCAGGTAACGGTGCCCGGCCTGTGGGATGTACGCCCCGGCGATTGGGTGGATGTTGAAGAAATGCCCGGCGATTTCTCTGCACTGCAGGGAGCACGGGCAGAGGCAGTACGCCTTTCCGGCGGAAACGATGGGCTTTTTACCCGGGTGACGCTGGAGGCCAAAAAGGAGGAAACACCATGTGGCTTGCAAAAAAATTGAAGGAACAGCCTGCCGCAGCAGCGCTGCAGAGCGGCACGGTGGCTGCGGGCGGCGCAGATCCCCGTGTGGTGGCGGGGCAGGAATATCTGGCGGCGAAGGGTGTGTTTCCTTACGGAATGTACGCTGTGCTGCCGTCCAATGCCCGGGCGGTGGTGTGGGATGGCTGGTGCCTGGGGGTGAGCGGCCCCGCCGATGAAGCTCTGGAAGAAGGCGAAGTGTGCCTGTATTCCAAAGGCGGCGCCAGCATTGTGCTGAAAAACACCGGCGAGGTCATTATCAACGGGCAGGTGTTTGCAAAAGGAGAATGAGATGGATACCAAACTGGAAAATGGGGAACAGGCACTGAGCCCCGGCGGCGTGCCTTTGTGGGTGAACGGCCCGGCAGCCTGGGTGCAGCGGGCTATGCTGCGCCTTTGGGGGCAGAAAGGAAAGTTTTGCTACGACCGCGCTTTTGGCGGGGAACTGGCACGGCTTTCTGCCAAAGACAGCAATGCCGCATGGCTGGCCGCTGCCCGGGAGGCGTTTCTGCCGGAACCGGCCCTGGATGTGACCGCTGCGGTGGTGGAGGGCGATGTATGCATCTTCACCCTGCGCACACCGGAGGGGACAATGCCCCTGTGCTGCCCCATAAAGGAGGAGTAAGATGGAAACATACGAAGCGATTCTGCAGCGGATGCAGACGGTGTACCGGGAGGCCATGGGCGTACCGGCGGAAGATGCCACAGACATTGGCATTCGGCTGAAAATTTTGGCCGGTGAGGTGCACGCGCTGCAGGCGTACCTGCAGTACATTGAACAACAGGCGTTTCCCCAAACGGCGGTGGGAGACGGCCTGGACCGCCACGCTGCGCAGCGTGGGCTTACCCGCCGGGGTGCCTGCCCCGCACGGGGTGAACTAACCTTCTCCCGTGCGGCGGCTTTGCTGTACGATCTGGAAATTCCTGCCGGGGTGGTGTGCTGCACCGCCGGGGAGGATCCGATGGAATACGTGACCTGCGCGCCCTGCGTGCTGCCGGCCGGAAGGCTTTCTGTAAATGTGGAAGCGGAAGCCACTGTTCCGGGGCAGGGAGGCAATGCTGCAGCGGGAACGGTGTGTGTGCTTTCTACCGTACCAAACGGGGTGGAGGCGGTGACCAATGCCGCGCCGTTCACCGGCGGACGAAACGAAGAGACCGACGAAGCCCTGCGTGCCCGCCTGCTGGCAGCCTATAGCGTACTGCCCAACAGTACCAATGCTGAAAGCTACCGCCGCATGGCCTTGGCCTGCGAAGGGGTAACGTCTGCCTGTGCGGTGCCCAGAGAAAACGGTGTCGGTACGGTGGGGGTGTACATTCGCGGGGAGGAAGGCGCCGCTGCGGAGGATGTATTGAACACTGTGCAGAAAACACTGGATGAACAGCGGGAGATCGGTGTGACCGTAACGGTGAAAAGAGCCGTGGAGGAAACCAAAAATGTGCAGGTGTATGTGGCGCCTGTGCCGGGCTGCACCCAGGCGGCCGCGGAAGAAGCCGCGGTGGAGGCCATTCGCCGGTATTTTGAGACGCTGCAGATCGGCGATCCTTTCCTGCTGATCCAGGTGGGGCAGTACCTGCTGAACACCGGGATGATCCCCAACTCTGACTTTGCACTTTCTGCTGCGGATGGCGGCGCGATTACCGGCGGCGTATATGTGCCGGGCGACCTGTGGGCGGGTGAACTGGTATGACGGAGACCATGACTTCCATGCGGGCGGCGCTTGTTTCTGCGGGATATACACCTGCCGAAAACGGCGGTATAGCCGCAGAACTGGCTGCCTACGATGCGGCTTTGAGTAAACTGACCGCAGCAGCCGATAAAGTTCTGCAGAATTTGTTTGTAGAAACAGCGGAGGAAAGTGTCCTGCCCCGGTGGGAAAAGCTGTTCTGCCCGCAATTGCCGGAAACAACAACGGAAAACCGCCGTGCCATGCTGCTGCACCGTTTTGCGGTGAAGCCCGAAGACAAAACCTGTGCTGCGCTGGCAGAACACCTGCCCGCCGCCGGTTTGTGGGGCGATGTGCAGGAACAGCCGGACGGCACGCTGCTGGTGCTGGCGGCGGAACTTTTAGGCGTAACAAAAGAGCAGGCAGAGCATTTTCTTTCGCTCTACCTGCCGGCACATCTTGCTTATTCTCTGCAGTTGGCAGAGTGAATATAAAATAACCACCCGAAGGGAACGGCGTACCGCTCTTTTCGGGTGGTTTTGATTTTTAGTGGATGTAAGAACCGCCGTTGATGTCCAGGGTGATGCCGGTGACATACCGGGCCTC